AACATCATCAATTGGATCACCATCACCATCTATATTACTAGCTCCTGCATCATAAGCTATTCTCATATCCTCCTCACTAAACTTCTTATCACCAAGAATTTCAAGTGCTTTTTGGAAACCCCATTCAGCACCATCAATATTACTTTTTTTAAGCATTGAATTAATTGATGTATTGTTGGTTGGTCCATCACCCAATTCACATTCAAAATCTTCATCAGCAAGTTTCCTTATTTCATCCAAATCATAACCATTAGCTATTGCTTCACAGTTTTTGATTGATAATTTTCCCATAGGATTAGGTGAAGATGATGCTATCTTAGAACCATCTTCACCATACAAGTCCCACCTATCTTGTCTTTTTACTAATTCAGCTTTCATAACTTTTCCAGTTCTTGTTTAACTTCTTGCCAATATACAGTTGCTTCAAAGTGAGGCATAGTAATACTTCTCGATGGATATTTTGGTACTGATTTTAATATCTCATCAACTGCAATTAATGCACATTGTTTTGCTGTATTATACCATTCTCTATTATCTAATTTATACATTTTATGCAATAAAATTGCTGCTTTTTCTTTTGGACTAATCATAATATATTTATTTCAGATTTAACTTCTTGCCAATATTTTCTTTTACAAGCATTTTGACCTTTAAATGCATCAATTCTAATTAATTCTAGTATCTCATCTACTGCAATTAAAGCACATTGTTTAGCGTTATCTTTTTGATTTTTTCTATCCGAAGAGTATGATGTTGCTCTTGGATAAAATTTATCTACTAATTCTGCTGCTTTTTCTTTTGCTGTCATAACTTAATATTAAAATCTTTCCATGTAATTTTATCCTGATCAAATCCTGATAATGCTTCAGTAACCCAACTCTTATCAATAGTATCTACATAACATAATATATGAATAGTAGCTGTCTCATCAACTGCAAGACGTAAACATCTTCCAATACGTTGTGAGGCTTTACGCTCATTACCATATGCATGCAGAATAATGCATTGCTTTAACTCAGGAATATTAATACCCTCACTTAACTGCAATACACATGATAACTTGTTTATTTCACCTGACTTAAACATATTAAGATTCTCATTAGACTCAGGATTATTACTATGATAGCTATTTGTGCATAACACATCAGCCTGTTCTTGAGTATTAGCAAATATTATACACTTAGAACTAATTGAGTTACTCAATAGTTTAGTATACTTTTCTTTACTTGGATACTCCATCATAGCTTTCATCCTCATGATTCTACTTATCTGTTGCTCTTTACCTGGTCTAGACATATCTATTCTATTACACCAGTATTGATAGTTAGCTGCTTCAGTAGTAAAGAATTGTTTATACTTACTACCTGCTTTTACATTTTTGTTGACGTTATCTAGTTTAATCTCATGTACAATGATTTTATAATCATTTAAGATATTATCATTAACAGCATCATCAGTAAGGTATTCATAACATATAGGATAGAACTCTTGCATCATTTCACCTTTTTCACTATATGTATTTTTAGGAGGAGTGCCGGTAAGTCCTAAGATCTTACCGTCATACTCATCCAAAAATTCTCTATGTGACGGGAGCAATGAATGTGCTTCATCAAAGTATATCATATCATACTCTCTAGGATCTAGCTTATTCAAACTTAAATAAGTTGTGAACTTTACATTATCCATAAGATGTGATTTTTTAAACTTTATTGCTTCAGCTCTCCAAGATGTAAAGATACTTAACTTAGGTGCTACCACTAATACATTCATCAATGGAGTTATATTTTTCTCCATGTGTAATAAGGCTACTAAAGTCTTGCCAATCCCTGTTGCTAATGATAATCCAGATCTTTTTTTCTTATCAGTAGCATCAAGTGCTAACTGTTGTATCTCTTCTCTTTTCATATTAAATTAAATTAAATACATTTTTTTGTATAAATTCATTAGCATGACCAGGATCTGACATAACTTTAATTGTCTTGATATGTTTATCAATATTCTTTAAAGTTTCTTTATGATTATATGATCCATATGCTTGAATAAACACATTTAAAAATTGTTTCTTAACCCATCTGTCAGCAGCACCAATCTTAATAAATAAATCACTAAAGGCTTTACACATTTCTGCAGCTTTTGGATTGTTAATTTTAAACTCTCCATTTTTAATTTTAGCACTTGAAGATGCAATAGCATTATATGTGTTTGTATTATTACAAATTGATGCAATCATAAGAGCTTCTAAATGATATAGACCCATGTATTCTTGCAAAGTAGCATAATCAGGATTACAATATGAAAATGCATGAATATAATCTTTTAACAACCATGCTTTAGATGAATTATTATAACAAGCCATTGTTTCAACAAGATCTTCTTTATTAGCTATTTCAATATACTCATATCTTACTGGAATACCTTCTCTTCTACAAGCATCTAATAAATGATCACCATCTATTACATATGTTAATTTTGATCCAGTAAAGAAATCTACTTTACAACAAATAACTTGTCTAGTGTTACCTTTTTTACGGACACTTTCTACTAAATCTTGTGTATGTTTAGACCCTGTTGGTCTTTGCATTGGTAATCTGTTAAACATATTATAATTTGTTGTAACAGCAATCTTAATAAAATCATTTTTACTTTCTTTCATAATTTTCAGTTTTAATTTCAGTTAATATTCTTTTAATTTATTTTAACCAGCCCATTACCCTAGCATCTGCTGGATTTTCATGAATATGGTTGTGGCAGTTACGACAAGTTACTAGCCAGGTACTCTGTATTAAATAAAATGCATCTCTATTAGAACCTGCATGTGTATGATGGATATCTGTACCCATATTAGTACATCCTCCAACTTTAATTTGACATAATGGAAACTTTTCCATATGCTTTGCCCTTAATTTAAGATACTCAATATCAAGTTTCTTTCTTTTTGCAGAAACTTGTGGTATTACCTTATGATCAGGATCTTTAGACTGGATCTTACCCCAGCAATTTTTACAATATTTATTGCCTTCAAAGTTTTTCCAGATATACTGCTCAGATTCACAACCTGAACAGTATTTCTTTTTCTTTTCTATCACCAGCTTGTGGTATTAGTAATACAATAATTAGTACCTGGATGTGCATTCATCCAATCTCCTTCTTGAAGATAGAATTTTTTATTATTTCCGCTACAGTCATTCTGAATTACTACACTATAGTCTGTAACATCATCTGACTGTACTAAACCACAGTTACATGGTTTATTAGGAGTTGGCTCTTCTTTCTTACAACTATAAGTGAAGCCTGCTGTTACTATTGTTATCAGTATTATTATTTTTTTCATCTGTTTTATTTTTTACTATTTCTATTAATTTATCAATACAAGCATTTTCTGCTTCTTCATAGGTATTATATTCTTTTAAACTTATATTCAAATTATGCATTTTAGATGAAGCATCTTTTTTATACTCTTGAGTAGTTTTATAATAAGCTACACTGTTTTTAGTATATAATCTTTCAATCCAGCTGCATATACCATACTTATCTCTAAACCATCTAAATACTTGTTGTTTAAGTGGTGCTCCAAACCAATTAAGTCTTTCACTTGTAGTAAATGGTTCATAATCTCCTGATGAATCTCTTTTATAGTTAAAGTATATTTTAGTATCCCATGTACCATCATAAAAAGCTAAACAAGGTTCATCAAAACCTAATTCCTTCAAAGCTAAGGCTTGTTCATATGTTACAAATTCTTTTTCCATCTTATTTAGTTTTAGTTTCTTTAAGATATTTTACAAAAATCTGATTAGTAAAATCCCATGATTTACCATTCCAATAAGATTCAAGTCTTTGAATTCTTCCTATACTTGTTTTAGTTTCTACAAGATATTTTCCTGGTGTTATTGGGTTACTAGCTATCCATTTCATCTTATTCTGATTTAAAGGTTTGCTTATAATAATTTAAAGCTGCATCATGACTGCATTTACCATTTTTCCAAGTTTGTTTTGCAAACTCATCTTGTATAGTAAACTTAATAGCATCCATTATTTGCTCCTTCTCCATTTCTTTAGCTTGTTCAATAAATTCTGCAGCTTTATAAGTGTACCAATCTACTGTCAACATTTTTTCTACCAACCATTCCACTGCTGTCTTTTCCATCTTATTCTTATTTACATTTTGATTTTCCATATCTGTATCCTACATAAAACCATAAAGCAAAGCCTATGTGTGCAATTATAAACATCTTATTCTGATTTAAAAGTTAAATTTCTGTATCAACATGTAATACAACTAATACTTCATTAATAGCAATATAATAGTTGACATACAGTACATAAATATGATCACAAAATGATAGCTCATTTATATCTCTTTTAAGATATTCATCTCCTTCATCTTTCCAATAAGTGATATACTCATTTTTATGTTTTGATACTTTAGCTTTTGCTTCAAGAAGAAGCATTTGATCTTCACTTAATCTTAATATAATACCTTGTTGAGGTACAATTGGTAAGTCTACAACTATACCGTCTTCATCAAAATACCCATTAGGTGTAAGCACACAAATTGTTGTTTTAAAATTCATCTTATTCTGATTTAAATGTGTTATTATAATATTCCTCACCAAATTCCCATGGTCCTAACAAAGGACTTCCACCTATAGCATAGGCTTCACATATTTGGTCTTTCTCCATTTCTTTAGCTTCTTCAAAAACCTTAGTCATGTCTTTATGATAAGTAATAATATTTCCATTTGTTGTTGTATAACTTATTTTTTCCTGCAACCATTCTACTGCTGTTTTCATATTATTTTATTTAAAAGGGTAGACTGTTACATCTACCCGTTAATATTATGCTTTCTTTAATCTTGGTAAAGCATTAAAGTCCCTATCTAACTCATGAAAGTTTTTAGGTAATATGCCTTCAGTAATAAATACACCAACTATTTGGTCTTTACTGATGCCAAGATCTTTAAAAGTGAGTGTATTTTTAAATTCTACATCTGTTTCCTCAGTTTCAATAAAGAACTGTGTTATAGGACTTTCTGGGAATAATGTCTTGAATATAAAATTACTATAAGCATTAGTTAACTTTTGCTTATACAGGTTAATAACATTTTGACCTTTCATGTACACTTTGTTTACTCTCTGTTTCTTTTTACTACACATAGTAGCAATTTCATCTTGAGTAAATGCACTTAGACCATATAATGCTCTTTTATATAAATGATTTTGATAACCGTTATAGTTATCTTTTTCATATTCTGTATAAGTATTACCTTTATACAGTTGATAAGCCTCTAACTTACCTTTGTACTCTAATTTGTTTTTCTGTTGTAACTCCATGACCATTAGTTTTTACAATTAATAAAAAAGGGATAGCTCTTACACTATCCCTCTATATACATTTAATACTTAAAAATTGAATTCATCAGATGCTTCTGCATTTATTGCAGATGTTTTAACACCTCCAAATGCATTTCTGATTTGCTCTACATTATCATGTTTAATAAATACATCTTCTGCATTTGATGATAATGTGTACAGAGTTTTTCTGTAAATTGGTTCACCTCCAAGAGTACAAACAATACCAGTATTACCTGCTTGTTTAATATCTCTTTCAGGATTTTTCTTGTTGAATGGACTTAATGACTCCAATACTACAATTTTACCACTTAATTCTTGACCACTAAAATAACCTTCTGATTTTAAATCTTCTATGTGACCTTGAATCAAGGTACTAATAGATCTTTTTCTTAAAAATCCATTATCATCAATGGTAGTTTTTACATTTTCTACTCTTACATATCCATAATCTGGATTAGTTGCTGACTGGTTGATAACATTTCCTGTTTCATCTCCAATTACTCTTACTTTACTCATAACTTGTGTTTTTGCGATTAATACTTGTTTTGTTTTTTAATTGATTTGAGTATAATTTTAGCTGTTCCTTGGCCTACTCTTCCAAGTTAAGTTTTTACATATCCATACTATCTATTCTATCTAAATCATCTTGGGTTAAATCCTCAAATGATATTTCTTTTACATTCTCATCATCTATTGAGGTAAATGAGAAATCATATTCTTTATCTTTGTGCTTTTCTGTGGAGTTTTCATCTAGTGCAGATCTAGTGAAGGGATTGTGAATTGATTCACCTGCATTTGTTGATATAAGATACTGTATATCATTATCAGTCATAGACAAATACTGTTCTATTGTAATGTAAATTACACGTCCCGTAGGTAACTGATATTGCATGTTTTATAAATAAGTCTAAATTTAGACTTTATATATAAATAATTCAACAGTTTATCATTTATTTCAGCATTATATGGCTAAATAATAATGGGGAATATAAATACTCCCCAAATTATTGGTCATGTAGTATACTCAGATACTATCTTTTATTAAATCCTCTTGTAACCATATAAACTGATCAAACTTTACTCCACTTGTTACATTTTCTATGTTACCTCTAATGTTATATGTTGGAAACTCTATTGTTACTTGTGAATAATCAACATAACTATTAATTCTTATTACTTTACAAGATAAAGTTCCTTTTACATCTAAAACAGTATCTTTAGTAAACTCCTTATTAGTAAACCACATATGTTCCATTTTAACATAACCCATTTGACCAACTTTTGGTTTCATAGGTAAGTTTTCACCTAATAATAGTTGACCAAGCATTTCTTTTGCACCTTGACTATGATTAAACATATCTTTTATAAGATCTCTAACTCCACCTGGATGAATAAAACCATCTAATGCATTTACTAATGTATCTTCAGCCACTTCTATCTTTATTTTACTCATAATGAATGTTTTACTGACCTTAACCTAAAGAATAACTCCCAGTTAAAGTGGTCAAACACCTTAACATCAAGGGTATTGTTGATACATTCTTCTTCTACTTTACCATAAACAGTAGGCATAACTGTTCTAGTTACACCTCCTGTAAGTATTTTACCGTCTACCTCAAGTTTACAAGTTCTATTAAAACCTATAACTGACATAATCATATTCTTTTCCATATCTTTTCTGAATTATATACATTGACCAAAATGTTTATTTATCTATTTATGTATTTATCTAAACTTATTACTATTACTACTACTAAAGACATCAGTAGTATTGAACAGCTTATTACTATTAGTGTTTCCATATCAGTTAGTTATTGTAAATTCAATACACATAATAGCATATTGGATTTCATTTTTCATGTACTCTTTAACATCATGTGATGCATTTAAAGAGTCTACGTCTTTAAGGCTTTCTTTCAGACTGTTTAGCTCATTTATCATATCTTCCATATTACAGTTTATTAAAATTTGTTGGTGTATAATTTTCTTTAAAATGCACCGGTTTTAATTTATTACTTTCACATCCTCTAAAGATTAATAAAGTAATTAAAAGTGTACCAGTTAATGATATCATTAGTGCAAAAAACACTATTATAGCTTTTTTTTCTTCTGTGTTCATAATACTCATATTATATATTCATCAATTAATTTACATACGGGAATTGTAAGCCATCCCTCTTTTATTTCTCTATGCATTGGTGATATTACACCTGCATTAAGTAGTGTTTTATACATACCTTCATTTTCACTATAGTCTTTAATAGCTATTTCATCAGGTAGTAATCCTTTAACATTAGTAGTAGCTGTTGCTACTGGCATACCATCTTCAGCATCTACTAATCTTATAACCTTGTTACCAAATTGATATTTCTCAATCTGTATCTCACACTTGTAATCTTTAAATGTTATCATAACTTTTAGTTTTAATTAAAGTATTTCAGCAAATTTAAACTTGCCTTTTGGACCAATTGTTTTATTTTCAATATTATGTCTTTGAAGAATAACTTCAAAAAATACATGAATAATAGCTTTATCATAATCCTTTTCAAACTGATCTATTTTAGCATCTATTTTAGCTTGTGCTTTAACTGCAAGAGTGTCAATTTGCTTGTTTAATTTTTTAAGTATTTTTGTGTCCATAATTTTTAGTTTTAAGTTAGTAGTCAGGACAGGATTATTTATTTTTTAACCCATCCCTATATCTTTTAGCAATCATATTGTTAATAGCTCTACATTCATCACATCTACATCCTCTAAGGTATGCTCCTCTACTTGGATGTTTTTTCAATTTTTCTGTATTAACTCCTCCTAATAATTTTATTCTTCCTTTATCAAATCCATCTTGCCAATTATCTTTTGCTGTTCCAAGAAATAAATGTTCAGGATTTACACATTTTCTATTATCACAAGTGTGGCATACATACATTCCATCAGGAATAACTCCATTATGTAATTCATAGGATACTCTATGGGCATCTATAACTTTACTATTAATCTTAAATGCCCCATATCCTGTTTTTCCTCTACTAGCTGCTGTCCATAACCAGCAAGTATCAGTCTTATCTACTTTGTCAAAAAATCTTTTCATATACTTATATTTTGTAGTCACAAATATACGAACCTTTTTAATGTAAATCAAGTTTTGGAATGGTAAATGTGATTTAACGTGTATCATTCATCTACCATTCCGCCACCTGACTATAAATAAACCCCGTCACCTCAAGTAGTGAATGTTATATTGATTGCTTATAGTTTTATTATCTTTCTCCTCGCAATAACATCTTTTTCATAAACAACTCCACTCTTGACTGTGGATTATAACATGCCGCCTATCCAATGGATTTCAATACAGTTATCTGGTTACTTCAAAGCAGGGTTTAATATTAATCAAATACTCCAAAAGGATTATGTTCTTCTGGAGCTTCTGTATCATACCAGTATAATCTACTTTTTACTTCTTCTATTGATGCTAAGTAAGCATCATATTCTTGCTCTTCCATAACTTTTCATTTTAGTTTCAGTTAATACTTGTTTTATTACTTACTACACTACATAGACTACCTATTGTTGCCCATCCAATAAAGGATAGCATGCATATAGTTACTTGTGTATCATTTTTACTGTGGACCATTGCTATTAAGCTAATGATCATTGTTGCTATACTCATAATAGCAAATAAGGTTGCAAGTGTTCTTTTCATCTTTTCAGTTTTTAATTTTCAGTTATATCATACCATTCATCCATCATATCTCCCATGATTTCTTCAATGATCATTGCATCATGCATTTCTTGTGCAATCTCACCATTGAATTTAAACTCTTTAGTTACAGGTTTAATTACCTGTTTTTTAGAGTTTCTAATAATCATTTTAAGAGTATTTCTTAAATGTTTTTCATCCATTAGGTCAACATCTATTTGCTGACCATTTCTCATTGTCCAATATACTTTTTCCATAATTTCAGTTAATAATAAGTTTATAATTTTTTAAGTATTTCAATAGTATATACTGACCATTTAATATTTAAATTACAGTATATCCATTTCATATAAGAAGGCTCTAATTTACAAGCTTCTTCAACAGTAACATTAATTAATGAAGGCTTATTGCTAAACCAACATTTATCCCATGGTCTAGTTCTTCTTCTAGTACCATTATTACTGTAATCATTTTTCATTTCAAAATATTGAAATTCTGGTCTTGCCATATATTTTGCATAAGTAATATCTTGTGCAGGAACTAATGGTCTACATTTAAATGTTTTCATAATCTTTTAGTTTTAGAATTAATAAACATCATTTCTATCTGGATACATGTCATCATATGCTCCCATATTTCTGATGTATTCATACAATTCAGGATTATTATACTCTAATAATGTTGCATCTTTTGCTAACTTGGCCTGTTTTGCCATCATTAACAAAGTTGTCAATTCCTCAATAGTATAATCAGAAGCCTGCTTTGCAGGTCTTTCAGTACTAATATAAACCTTTGAGTTAGGGTTTGTATCAACACCAATCATTGCTATTAGTTCAACAATAGTTGTACTTTTTAGCGTATTAAATCTAATTGCTTTCATAATCTTTTCAGTTTTAGTTTTCAGTTAATAATTTATTTAAGGTTTAAGTGTATATTCCCAATATGTATATTTATTATAACTATGTTTAGGAACATATTCATCTTGCCATCTTAATTCTTTTTGGACTTCTTCAGTATATTCAAATTTAAGTTGATGTTGAAGCCATATTAGATAGTTAACACATTCATGATCTCTTTCATCAAGCATTGCTTGGATAGTACAGCCTTTAAATCTACCAAATGTTAAAGTGTACTGCATGTCTATTAATTTTTTCATAAGTATATATTTTCAGTTAATAAAAAGTACCTAGCAATTGGGTATCTCATTGCTAGGATTAGTATATTTAGATCCCTCTTCAGGGTTAGAGTATAAGACTTTACTGACCCCTGTAAAGAATATAGAGCCTCACATAATGGGTCCATTATGTTACAATCTCTATTCCGGCTGTACTCTCACAAGGTTGCAACCCTTGAGGATGTAGTCATTCCATTAAGAGCTTACGGCATTAGACTGACGAGGTCTAACGGTAGCATTTCCTTACCTGCTTGGATGAGAGTATCAAGGTCTTTCACCTATACGTGTAGTAATAATCCTCTACCTAGAATGCATTGTTTAATTGCCCACTTATGCTATAAGCTCCCTCTGTACTCAGTTGTAATACTATGATAACTGTCCTTTCTGGTTATACCAATCAGGATACTGATCAATCTTGTACTACAACTGCTCACCCTTGGGAAGTGAGAATGGTACATTAATATTTTAATTTATAAGATTCCGGATTCAATAGCTATTATACTCTCCTACTAAGTAATAGGTAATAAGATAGTATTGTAATGTGAGTAAGTAGCTAAGTTCATAATTTAGCCATATATTTTTATAGATATAGCATTATCAGTAAGTTAGAGATGTGAGTTAAAGTGTTAGTTTAGGTGGGTGTTTGACTGTCAACTAATCATTCTCTCACATTCTCACACAAATTATATTTATGTAACCTGTTAAGTACCAGCATGTTAGTCTACTTGCTACAGTACGTGGAGACTTGCTAATATAATAATCAATTTGACCAACATGTACGGCTTGAGACTGTCAATATGATTATATTAATATCACATTACTGTCAACTTACACTTAATGCATCTGACTAAGTATATATAATAAGACCATGTAGTTAAATGACATTATATATTAATAATATAAGACCACTTAATTTACCAACACTACTATCCCCTACAGTTTAAAGCTGAATAATAAAGCTGGCAAAGCCAAGAAAAAATACACAGTACATCATACACAGTATATCAAACACAGTAATACATTTAACTACAACAAGCATAAAAATAATAAACCCCTACCTATTAAGGTAAGGGTATATTCTTCTGGGTTAAGAGAATGGGTTTTCCATATCATCATTAACAACAGGTGTAGGTGCAGTGATACCAAAATCATCATAAGAAAGAGATTCCATTGGTAATCCTAATACACTTGGGATAAGAGTCTTGTTGTCATCCATTAAGGATAATGCAACATTCACTTCATCTCCCTGAGATACTTTATCCCACACAACTTCATAAATCACTCCTCTAGCAGGTTTCCCTGAAGCAGTGATTAAAGTTACTTTTTTGTATCTTTTACCATTGGTATTGATACTGATTTCTGCGTCTATACTTTTAATAGTACAAACCGCAATTGGGTCTTTAACAGCTTCCATAATTCTAAAATTATTTAATTAAACATTTATATCCATAACAGTTGAGAGCTGAATAATAGAAGCTGCCGAAGGCAAGAAAAAAAGGGGATATTACTCCCCTATTACTATTAACTCTTCCAATAAAGTTGAAGTAACTCCTTTGAAATTTCTTCTATAACTTTAATTAAGTCTGCTTTAGTGTTAGAATTGTTATCAACTGCATCTAATAGTTTTCTTCTTATTTCTAATAATCTTTCTGTCTCCATAACAAATAGTTTTAATTAATATTATAAATAGTTAAAAGCTGAATATAAAAGAAAGGGTATTACACCCCCTCTATTTGTGATACTTGTAATTCAATATACTCTTGTAAGTGGTCTCTCAACTCTTCAAGAGCATCTTGTTTACCTATTTGTTGACCTGTATCATAACGTTCTTCTTTATCTGGGTCAATTATAAATGTCTCTTCAATAATTTCTAATCTATTATCAATTAAGTTGATAATCTGTAATACTGTTTCTGTGTCCATAATATATAAGTTTAAATTAATACTAGTTGAGAGCTGAATAAAAGAAAAAAGAAAAGGGGCTTAATACCCCTTATTCTTTAAACTCCAACTTGATGGTGAGTCATCTCAAATTGAAATCTTTCTTCAATCTTTTTGATATCATCCTCACACTCTTTGTACATTCTGATAAGTGAATCACATCCACCTACCTCTCTCATCACAGCATTAGCAACATTGCCTTCCCACATCATTGTGTAATAGGCTTGCATGATACTTGGATAAGCACATACAGCAAGAGCTAGTTCAGAGTCATAAGATTTATTCAAATAAATGCAGTCAAGATCTGCAATCATCTCCTCAACCTTCTCTCTAGAGATTTTTCCTACATACTTGTAAGGAATAACAAATCCTTTGATGTCCCATTCTTGTGGCTCTTTGTCATAACCACCAACTGCTTTGACTTTTGTTGATGACAAGAAAGATAATTTAATTTCTTCTTGTACTAACAAAGTAACTCTAGAGGCAAGTATACTTACTTGGTTCTCCCATTCATATCCTAAATACATAATCTTTAGTTTTAATTAATAATTAATAAAAGTTGTGAGCTGAATAAATTAACAAAAAACATAAAGGCTATAAGCCCTTACGTTTCTTATATTCATCAGAATATTTTTCTGAATCCGGGGCCATTACTCCTGCATACCAGAAGATGAATCCAAACACTGTGCATATAGCACATACAAGAGGAAGTGTTCTTTCAAAGTATGCTGTAACAGCAGATCCTGTGAAGATCAATGCTATAAACATTAATGATCTAAAATAGTTTGTGTACTTCATAATAATAAGTTTTAGTTTATAAATAGTTAAGAGCTGAATAGACTAAAAAGAGAGAGAATACCCGAAGGCACCTCTCTCCTGCTTTATTCTGATCTTGCCAAAGCTAAGCTCAAATGATGCGTGTTTACATAACATACACATCATTCATTATAGTTTATAAATAGTTATGAGCTGAAGAATTTAAAGCTGCGAAGCAAGAAAAAAATAAGGGTATAACCCTTACTTAGTTCTTATAATCTCAAATAATAAGTGGTCATTACAAGGGCCAACTTTATATTTAACAAGCACACCTTGAGTAATCCAGGTGTTGATCATTGCTTGAGCTTGGCTCATTGCAATAACTCTAGCACCTTCAGGTGCAGCAGTAGCAAGTGTTGGATCCACCAACACAAGTACAATTCTAATATCTGTACGCATAATTTTTAGTATTTTTCATAATGGTTGTGAGCTGAATTCCTTTAAACAATGGGGGGTACCAGCTAGGCCTGAAGGGCCGGGGGGTTTTGTAGCAAGGGCCCACTTCAACTTACTGCATATACAAAATCCATAAGTGCATTTATTTATTATAGGTGAGGTGCATTCCCGGGAAATTGTTTTTATATTTGTATTAGGTGCCAGACACGCTTCCCGTAAGATCAGCGTCCCAGGTTTGGACTTCTCTGCGCAGGAAAGTGGATCTTGATTTATAGGTGTAAACGCGTTACCTTTATAGACAACCATATAACTGTTAGCACCCCCAGGAAAGTTTCTCTGATCAAGAATTACTACCTGGGTTTTTTTATTTAAAATAGTTTATTATATTTGTATGTATCATTATTTAAAATTGACGTTATTAGGTAAGGAAACCTCTGGAGTAATCTGGAGGTTTTGTTTTTTATTATTATTATATTTGTATCTTAAAATTATTTATTATGCAGTTATATAGAGAAAGGCCTAAGAGTGTTGAGGCTACACAGTGGGATGGTACAGAGGAATGTGCTATTAAGATTTCCGGAAATGAAGATTTTGCAGGACATATTAATTATGATGGGAAAAAATTTGATAGCTTTTTTCTTACTACTAATAATGGTGAAATTAAATTGACCCCGGGGGACTATGTTATAAAAGATTGGTACGGGGAATATACTCTGATGTCAGAAAAAAATTTTAATAGAATGTATAAGGTGTTTGAATAATACTTATATTTGTGATATCATTATTTGTTTTGCGATTAGTAATGGTTCTTGTTTTAATTGGTTACTCAATGGTAGGTCTAGATGTAAAAAGTCTAGACTTATTTTTTTGTTTAAACTTTAATTGTTTAATAAATTTATTATCTTTACTGGATAATTAAAATATAATATTATGAGTAAAGCAATTAAAAGTCTGAAAGGACGCAGAGTATTAATCAGTCAGCCAGAAAGAAAAGAATCTGTGATTGAATTAAGTGAAGCTGATAAAGCACATATGGATTCTGAGGACATGAAGAAATGGACCAAGTTAACAGTATATGCAATTGGTGAAGATGTTACTACAATTAAAGCAGGTGATGTAGTTTACATTGGTGTTAATTCTATCAAAGGTGCAGAAGCAATTGAAGTTGATGGAGGTATCAAGTTGATGGTGAGTGAATATGACATTGCAATTGTTTGGTAAGATGGGCCCTTTAGTTTGTGATGATTATAAAAGGATGGTAGGAAAACCTGAGACATCTAATACATATACTAAAAGTTTAAAGATTATGGCTGAACTTGCTGCTAATAAAAACCAAGAAATGTATAAAAAAACTGAAGCAAGTCCTTATGTAAGAAGAGATCCTTTTGCAGGAGCAAAACCTAAAGCAGTTGCATTACCAGATTTAAATGCTAAACCTTATCCATTAAGGCCAGCTCATTATGGAGGTCCTGATAATCCTTATGAAGTATGCAATGTGCTTGAAGCATGGGGATTAGATAAAGACTTTTACTTGGGTAATGTAATTAAGTACATAGCAAGAGCTGGAAAGAAAGATGCTACTAAAGAGTTAGAGGATCTGGAAAAAGCTGAAGTATATTTAAAAAGAAGAATAACTGAACTAAAAAAATGAAATGGATTTTGATATTATTATTGTATTCATGTGCAGCATCTGGTCCTAACTATAATCAAGGAGGGAGTCATAATGATGACGTAGCAATGCGTAATAAACTTGTATATAAAGAAGACCTTAGAGTTAAAAAACAAATGAATAAAGCAAGGGCTTCAGCTAGAAGAAGTATACATAAATCAAAAAAATTTAAAAATAAAAAATTAAGAAGTATAGTTAATTAAAATATTATTTATACATTGCAATAACTTAAGGCTATAATTCTCTGTTAGGCTGTTAATTTTTACACATTAGGTAAGGAAATCCCAGATTAATTTTCTGGGATTTTGTTTTTATATAATTATTTTGTATATTATAATATATATGTATTAAAAATAAATAATTATGGACATTTTAAATTTTATTTCCTGGATCAAAGCTAAGCGTGTAACTACTACACCTCCAGATGGATCTCTAGTTGCTGTTGGTGCGCCTTCAAGAAAAAGAGATGACAAGTATCTTACAGTAGCAATGACATTAAATGATGCAGTACAATCAGGTAATGTTGGTAATACTAAACATTATGAGTTAGATATTACAGCTACTAGTGTTGTAACAGTAGATACTCCACGTGGTATTATTGATATTCTTGGTATGGGAACATCTGTTCCTTTAACTCCTGATGTAGCTTACGGTACTTCAGTAACTTTTGTTATTGATAATTTAGATTTAGATCTTACTTTAGCCAATAGAGATAATGTATATGTACAGTATTCTGTATATTACAAAAACACTATAACGGATAATACAATTCCACACTTAATTGCTACAGGGGTTGTAACTGGATTAGAGTTTAATCTTTATAATGCAAATCCTGCAATAGCTGGGGTTAATAACTGGGATGGTGATTTGTATGTATATTATGAATTATACACAATTAATTAATAAATAAATAAATATAAACTATAAAAACTAAATAACATGGCAGCAGCACCAATAGCATTAAAAGAAGCAAACATTAAAGTATATGCTTCAGTATTGATGAATAACTCAGTATCATTAGAAGAAAAAGCAGTAGCATTAACTGAATTATATAATTTTTTTAATAATAGTTATAAACCTGAAGAAGCATATAGAGCATTTGGATTAGGAGTATATTACCGTGATGAAGCATCAGGTGATATTAAAACTACACAAGTACCTGCACCAATAGTACCGTAATTAAAAAAAAAAAATAAAAAAAAATAAATACCACAGATATAATATATTTGTGGTATTTTTACATTAACTAAAATAATAAAGATGTTAAATAACTTAATTAATTTTCTGAATCTTATTTCAAGTAAGATGATGAAAAAAGTTCCTGAAGATCAAGATTTAATTATTCTTGGTACAAGAGATTCTAAATATGGAGGTGGTTATAAACCTACAGGTATATCAGTAGCTGATTTTTTAAGTAATATACCTACACCTACAGTACCTTTTGGCATTTGGTCATTATCTGATTCTGCAGGTGAAAAAACTTACTATGATACTTATGAAGATGCAATACCTTTTTTTAATGTTGGAAATGCTATTACTTTAGAAACAAGTACTAATTTAAGTGTAAATTTAGTTCTTAAAAACGGTATAAATATTAACTTAAATGGTAATACATTAAGAGTAGATGATTCTGCATACATTACTGACAATGGAATATTCGTAAACACTGTTATATTCAATGGTACTATAAGTCTACAAACGAGTTCTAACTATGGCCTATACGTATTAAATGCTTCAAGCAAAATATCTATCCCTGCTGTTTTAGATGGTACCGGAAACAATTTTTCTAATGGTGTATATTCTATAGGTACAGTGACTGATGCAAATGTAATTGCAAATGAAGGTATGTTCCAAGGAGCTAAGAGTGCTGTGTTTGATAATTGTAAAATAAAAGCTTTTGGACCAAATAGAGGAAATCAAGATACTGTTAATGGTCATGCTTTATACTTGGAAGGAACAGCTTCAAATATGGAAGTTTATTCTACAGTATCTCTTAAATATTGTGCAAGAGCCCATGTTGCTGGAGCAAGATTAAATAACAGTAGACTTGAATCAAC